CAGACACACCAGCCCAGTCCCTGGATAAACGATTACGGTACATTTTCTATTATGCCGCAGCGGGGGTGATGGTCAGCAAATATTTTTCCAGAAAAATGGCGCAGAGCACGATGAGAAAATAGCCGCTGAGATCCGCCAGCTTGTCCGCGATCGGCGTAGCCGTGTCGCCGGGCAGCAGCGTGATCGCCGCCGATGCCGCTGTGGAGGCCGCAGTCAGTTCCAAAACCGTCTCCTGCTTTTCTTCCAGTGCGGCGATAGACTTCTGGTAAAAGGCCGGGTCCGTGGTGAGTTTGGCCACACCGAATATGGAAGCCAGCGCCAAAATCACTGCCGCCGCCACACAGATTATTCTTATTCCGATTGTTCTGGTCATAGTACATTCCCCTTTGCAAGATATAATCTCATCATACCCCGCTCCGCTCTGTTGTCAAGCACTGGCTTTCAAGCAAAAAATCGGGGAAACTTTCATAAAAGCCTCCCCGATTTTTTGAATTTATTTTTGAAGCCGATGCAGAATTTCCGCCAATTCCCGTCGGGTAACGGCTTTTTCCGGCTCCGCAAGCTGGGCCTCCGTCAGGATCCCAGATTTTCCTGCCCAGTTCAGGTCTGTGTTCTCCTCCTGGTGGGTCTCTTCCCAAAACAGTACCATCGTCGGCACCTTTCGGGAACTGGCCACCTTACCAGAGGGAAAAAATCCCTGGGTGGAACCGCCGCCGTCCAACATCAGCGCATCCGCCACGCCCAGGCCCAGCAGCTTGTTTTGAAGCTGCTCCCGGGTCAGGCTGGTCTTGTCGCACCACAGGCAGATCCGTCCATCCGGCATCCAGCCCACAGCTGTCCGGGCTGCGGAGCGGGCCACATCCGGCGTCAGGCTTCGCTCCAGCTTCGCCCCATTTTTCAAAAGAGGCACCCCGGAAAGAAAACTGCCGCCCCGATCCGTCAGCATCTGGGGCTTCCCATCAGAACCGATGGAAATTCCCCAGTCCTGATAGGCGTCCCGACTGATGACCTTGCCGTCGATCACCGTCCAGCCAACCGGCTGAAAGCTGCCGTTAAACAAATAGCCGTTGATGATGTGGCTGCATCCGGTCTCCCGCTTCACCTGCGCCAGAGGCTTCCGTTTGCTGTTGTAATAGATCTGCGCTCTGGTACAGGCAAATACATCAGTCATGGAGCCGGACGGCGCTCTTAGCGTAGCCGTCCTCGTCATAACTGACTGCAAACCTGCCGCCGGGGATCCACTGGATCTGCTCAGTCCCGGCAAATTCCATTCTGCGGCGCATATCCAAGGTACGCCGGGCCTCCTTGGGTTTCTCCTCCGCAGGGATAAAGCCCTCCTCCATCTCTGCATCGGTCCAACCGGCCACGCCGCCGTCGGGATTCAAGTGGAAGTTGGCCCCAGCCGCCTTCAGCTCGGCATTGATCTCTTCAATGCTCTTGCCGGACTTTTTTCCTTCGCTGATGATTTTCTCAAACATCTTTTCCATCTTCGCGCTCCTTTCCGCCCTCAGTCCTTCATCTGTTTGCTGATCTGATCCACGCCTGTGGCCGCGAGGCCGCTGACGATTCCCACCGCAGCGGCGGTCAGTGGGTCCGCCGCCGGAAAATCCGTCATGACCAGCATTCCCACAACGCCCAAGATCCCCCCGCAGACACCCACGATCACCGGGATCCACTTATTGTCCAGACCGGACACCTTAACGATCCAACCCACAAGGTAGCAGATCACCGTGATCGCCGCCACGCCTGCCATACCAAATGCTGAAATATCCATTCCTGCTCCTCTCTGTCCGCCATCTCAAGAGATGGGCTGACGCCGCTGCCCCTGTTCCAATTGCTCCAACCGGCGGTCCATGCCCCGGATCTGTTCCTCCACCACCGGCACCCGCCGTGCGAAATGATTGTGCTCCCGGACTTCCCGGGTCAGCTCCGTGAGCTTCTCATCCGTTACCGCTTGGGCCGCCCGGTTGCTCAAAAGCACCCCCAGCAGCGTCACACATCCAGTGATGGCGGCGGTTATGATCTCACTCATGTCTCATTCCTCCGGCGGCACCGCCAGTTGAAAGCTCTCCCAGGTATGCTGTGCCGTCTCCACCTCATCCCATGTATATTCCGCCGCTTCACATTCTGCCCAGGTCAGATAGCGGAAGTAGAACTCCACCTCTAAATGACAGGGTAGAATATCTAAAATAATCTTTCTGATCTGGTCGAACTCCGCCGGCACACCGGCAGTTCTGGGAAATACGACCCGCAGGCTGCCGTCCGCCTTTTCCTCCGCTCTGGCCCGGATGCCGCAGCCGGTGAGAGTATCGTTGATGGCCTCCGGTGTCAGGCCGTCCTCGCTGATCCGCAGCAGCGCGGCGATGGCCTCCCGGCGGTCCTCTTGGGTCACGGCCGCAGGCTTGTGAGCAAACAATACCTCCCGGCGGTCAAGACCCTCGCTCTCCGCCGTGGCCAGCAGGCTTTCCCGTTCCACCAGTTCTACCAGCCCACTGACGCTGTCCAGCTCCCCGCCCAGCGCCGCCAACTCGCCGCCGTTATGGGGTGCTCGGAGATTGTAGAGACTCAAAGGGGCCAACAGGCGAATCAAATACTGCTCATACACACGACTCACGCCTCCTCTGTCACTGTCACCGTCCCCAATACCGGCAGCACCGTATCATTGGCCGCCAGATCAGCTGACGGGGCCGTAATATGACAGTTCTCTACACCCGGCAGAGCATAGATCCTGCTGTTCAGCTCCGCCAGCTTCACGCCCCTGCCTAACAGCTTTCCGTTGAACTGCTCCGCCAGATCAGCCTCCACCGCAGTCTTCACCTTGGCAAAATCCGTCCCTTCCGCCGTTTTTACCGTCACCGCCACGTTCACTGTCGCAGCCGTGGGCGCTTTTACCTGCACGTTCACCGCGATCTCCCGGCTTTTCTGAAAAACCGTCTGAAGCTCTGTCAGCAACTTCTCCGAGGGAATACCATCCGGTGCCGATACATACACATCCACTGTCCCGGCGCCCCGGGCTTTTCCCACCGCCTTGGCCGTAGCCACACCCTCGTGACGGCAGGCGGTCAGCTCATACCACGCGGCGTTGGCTCCATTGGGCAGCCGCTGAAAGCTGTCCAAAATCCGCTGCCGCAGTTCCTCATCCGTTTCCTCCGACAGTCCGCCCGTAAATGCCTTTTCATTGGTGACTGCCGTCACCGCCACGGGACACGCCGTCAGCACATGAACGGTTCCGGCTCCCACGTTCCCGCTACTGCCAGCCTCCACGGCCTCCGCCGCCACGGTCACCGAAATCTCCCCAGCCAGGATCGTCCCCGGCTCCATAGTCCGGAACCGGACAGTTCCCTCCGTCATGCACACCGTTCCGGTCTCCACGCTCACCGCGCCGGTCTGTGCGTTGGACAGCCGAAAGGTCAACTGACCGGTCGCCCTGCTGGGTGCCTGCCGGACGATGCCTCGCATGGCTCCGTGGCGGTCCAGATAGACCCCTGCAGCTGTCTGTGGAAAGCTCTGCCCCAGCACCCATTCCGCCTGTGCCTCCAACGCCTGGATCTGTGCCGCTGCCGCCCACAGCCGCACCGACAGGTCGCAGTCCTCCTGAAGCTGTCCGCCCCGCCGCTTGGCGTAGGCCGCCAGCATTTCCCGATAGATCGTCTCCGTCGCTCTCACATTGTCACTCCCTCCTGCCCCAAGGCCACCTCCGCCGTCAATCGGCGTTCGTCTTTGACGGCGTTCACCGTCAGGGACGCCTTTCCGCCGTTCTCCGCCAGCGTCACCTGCTCTACCATCAGCCCCGGCTCATCCCGGAGGGCCTCCAGTACATACTGTTCCGCCGCAGCCTGCCGTTCCGCAGGACGCAGCCGGTCCAAAGTCCACAGTCTGCTGCCGAAATTCTCCATAAAGGGAAACTGCCCCCGCCGGGCAGTCAGTTTCATCAGCATCCGCTGCAAAACTGCCTCGTCCCCCTTCGCCGACTGTAATCCGTTTCCCTGCGGTACATAATCACCGTTCACCAGCATCAGCACTACAGAATCCCTCCCTCTCCGCAGGTGCAAGGTTTGTAGGGCTGCCCGTTGATAAGAAGTTGTCCTCTGATGGAAATTCGCCCTGTCAGTTCAATCGTCCCATCCTTCTGCAAATACACATTGCTGCCCTTCGGACCGTAAATATAGACCTCCCCCGGCTGCATCCCCTTTGGGACCTCCGCCTGCTTACCGCCGCAGACGCACTGCTCCTCTCCGCCGGGGCCGCCCTTAATGACCAGCACGGAAGCCCCGCTCTCCGGCAGCCACACATAGCCGCCCGGACCGTAGATGGGTAACTGCCGCACTTCGCCCCGGGTCACCACTCCCATCTGATCTCCCACTATGGTAGAGATCCCCTGGTCGGCATCCGCCGTGGGGACCGCCTGCTTCATGCTCTGTGCCAGCCACATTTCAACCACACTCCTTCAATGTCCAGATCATCACGGCTCCTTCTCTGGCGGAAAACCGGTTTTCCGTCTCCGCCACCCGGTAATTTCCGGTAAGGCCCAGCTTTTCCAGTCTCACCGTCACCCGATTCCCCGGAAACGCGCCAAAGTTCCCCGGCAGCGTTACCGTCACCGCCCGTTCCTCCTTTTTGGACTGCTGGATCTGGTATTCTCCCGTATAGCGCATGGCGTCCCATGTGCTCCGCCCCGGCGTGTAGATCACCCGGCGGCACTGGCCGCCCTTGGCGATCATCTCCGGATTTTTCACGGAATAGCTGATATTCTGCCTCTTGTCGATAATCAGCGCCTCCGTCAATACGCCGTAGTGATCCTCCCGGACGCGGCAGCCCAGCACCGGACTGCCATCGTCTAAAACGATCCGCTTTCCGCCGTCCTGTTCCGGTGTTGCCAGCAGCTCTCCGGTCTTGGCGAACCGGGGCAGAAAGCCGCCGTAGGTGCGGCAGAATTCGGAGATCACCTTCCATTGGCTGATCCCCGCCCCGGCAGTATAGGGCACCGTGGATCTCAGATCCGCCGCCGCGGCGCAGGAAATGCCGTAAGGCTCCGCGTGGCGGCTGATCAGTTCCCGCAGCGTCACCTGCTCATA